GCAGGCAAGTATCCAGGCGTTTTGGGCAACAGCCTAAAGGTGGTTGTTACCAGCGGAAACGGGGTTACCGGTGGATCATTGGCGGCACAGGCAGATATTGGTGCAACTTTTATTGATATGTACACCATTGGACAGACACAAGTACGTTATTTTGCGGTCAATGATCTCATCACCTTTGCTGACGGTACTTCGGTTAAGATCAGCGGAGTTCAAACCGGAACCACGGCAAGCACCACTTTCACCACTCGTACTCCTGTAAACGGAGACTTCTTTGGTGTTACCAGTGGTATTACTTTGTCAAGTAATCTACCGCGTGTTCGTTTGCTCCTGTCTACCCTGCTTCCAAAGACACAGGCTTCAGGAAACACTTTTGAAATCAAGAGCGTGTACGCAGGATATGTGTCAACAGGTGCAACCACTTCGGTGTTTGCAGCAGACGCAGGCGGTGCTGGCGACCTTATCAATGTGCTTGTGTTGGACAAGGACGGCAAGTGGACAGGCACTCAAAACGCACTGCTTGAGAAGTTTGAGGGCTGCTCACGCGCATCTGATGCACGCAACTTTGACGGCAGCAGCAACTACTACCGTACTGTTGTAAACGAGAAGTCTGAGTATGTGTGGGCACTTCGGCAGGACATCAATGCCGACACAGCGTTCCTTGCAACAGAGACTAATTACACCGCCCTTGGTGCAGGAATAGGCGGTGGTTCAACAACAGTTGGAGCAGGAGTCATGTCCTTTGGTTTGACTGCCGGTGTTAGCGGAGGAAGCCCAAACGATTCCGAGCGATGGGCAAACGGTTGGAGCAAGTTTGCAGACGCAGACCTTGTAGATGTTTCACTGCTTCCACTGGGAGGTGCCAGTCCAACCCTTGCACAATTGGTTATTCAAAATGTGTGCGAGAAGCGGTTGGACTGCATTGCGTTCAAGTCTCCTGCACAGTCTGATGTGGAGAACAAACTCCCGTACGAAGCACTAAACGCCATCAAGACCTTCCGCGACAGCACTTTCAATGTGAACTCGTCGTATGCAGTGCTTGACAGCGGTTGGAAGTACCAGTTGGACACCTTCAACAACCTTGTTCGACTGGTGCCACTGAACGGAGACATTGCAGGTTTGGTGGCTCGTACCGAGTTCACCAACGAAGCGTGGTTCTCGCCAGCAGGCTTCAACCGTGGTCAGATCAAGGGCGTGGTAAAGTTGGCGTATAACCCGTCATCGGAAGCCCACCGCGACGAACTGTACACCCGTCAGGTAAATCCCATTGTGTCGTTCCCTGGTGAAGGCGTGATCCTGTTTGGTGACAAGACCATGCAGACGAAGCCCTCTGCCTTTGATCGTATCAATGTGCGCCGCCTGTTCATCGTGCTTGAAAAGGCAATTGCAACAGCATCCAAGTTCTTCCTGTTTGAACAGAACGACGCGTTTACCCGCGCCCAATTCAAGAACTTGGTGGTTCCGTTCCTCAAGACTGTTCAGCAACGTCGTGGCATCACAGACTTCAAGGTGGTGTGTGACGAAACCAACAACACTGGTGAAGTCATTGACCGCAACGAGTTCGTGGCAGACATATTCATCAAGCCAACCCGTAGCATCAACTTCATTCAGTTGAACTTTATTGCCACAAAGACTGGCGTAGACTTTAACGAAGTTGGCGGCTGATCAGATAAATACAGATAAGGAGTACTCATGCCAGTAGAACCCACTAACAACATTTCAGGGTTTGTAAACGCCTTCTCGGGCGGTGGTGTACGCACGAATCTTTTCGTGGTGAACGGAACCATTCCGGGCTTCTCGGAAACCCGTGCAATCTCGTTCCTGTGCAAAGCAGCACAGATTCCTGCGTCCTCGCTTGGAACCATTGAAGTTCCGTACCGTGGTCGCCGTATCAAGATTCCAGGCGACCGTTCGTTCCAAGACTGGAGTCTAACCATCATCTCCGACGCAAATCTGAAACTGCGTTCGGCGTTTGAGTTTTGGAGTTCGCGTTTCAACTCGCACGTGTCGAACGTGTCAGACATAAACTTCATGCAGTTCATGCCTACTTGGTCGGTGACCCAGTTGAAGCGCGACGGTGAAGCACTGCGTACCTACAACTTTGTTGGCTGCTTCCCCAGCGAAGTGGGCACCATTGACCTGTCGTACGAAAACAACGACCAAATCGCAGAATTCCCTGTGACTCTTAACTATTCTTGGTGGGAAGCCGCCGAAGGTGCTGCTGTTGCTGCAACTGGAACAGGTCAGGAGAACATCTCCGCCCTTCTACAACAGGCAGGCATCAACATCGGTTCAGGCTTCTAATTCAGCATCTATTTGACAGGATTTTACATTTATGGCAATCAATCTACCCTTCGGGTTCGTACTAGGCAGAACGGGGGGGACTCCGAAAGAAGAAGATCGGAAGTCCCCCTCGTTCGTCCCTCCTGATTACGATGACGGTGCAGTGCCCATTGAAGTGGGTGGGTACTACGGTGCGTTTGTTGACTTTGACGGCACCATCAAGACCGACATTGATCTCATACACAAGTACAGAGACATGGCAATCCACCCCGAGGTGGAAACTGCTATTGCAGACATCTGCAACGAGTCTATTGTGTACAGCGACTCACTGGACACAGTAAAGATTGATACAGGCAGCATTGACCAGTCAAAGTCCATCAAGGACAAGATTGAAGCAGAATTCCAAGAAGTGCTTAAACTACTGGACTTCTCGCGTCGAGGATACGAAATTTTCCGCAAGTGGTATATCGACAGTCGCCTGTACTACCACGTGATTGTGGACGAAGGCAACAAGAAAAAGGGCATCAAGGAGTTGCGCCCTATTGATCCTGTGAAGATCCGCAAGATCCGCAGCATCAAGAAAAAGCCTCTAGTAAAAGATCAGTCAACGCGTCCGTCTTCCATCCAAGTAATCAGTTCAGTGGAAGAGTTCTACGTGTACAACGACAAGGAGCCAAACTCCGCAGCAGTAAGCATGGAAGGCTTGAAAATCAGCCCTGATGCCATCTGCTTTGTGCACTCGGGACTGTTCGACACTTCACGCAAGCGCGTAATCGGATATCTCCACAAGGCTATCAAAGCCCTGAATCAGTTGCGTATGATTGAAGACGCAGTGGTGATCTACCGTATTACCCGTGCTCCTGAACGTCGTGTGTTCTATGTGGATGTTGGCAATCTGCCCAAACAAAAGGCAGAAGAGTATGTGCGTGGGCTGATGAACCGCTACCGCAACAAACTCATGTATGATCCCAACACAGGGGAGATAGCAGACAGTCGCAAGCACCTGTCCATGCTTGAGGATTTTTGGATGCCCCGTCGTGAAGGCGGCAAGGGTACTGAAATTAGCACACTACAGGGTGGTCAGAACCTGTCTGAAATGGACGATGTAAAGTACTTCCAAAAGAAACTATTCCAAGCACTGAACGTGCCGTCGTCACGACTGGAAGAGTCCAGTGGTTTCAACTTGGGTCGCGCATCGGAAATCTCGCGCGACGAAGTAAAGTTCTTCAAGTTTATTGAACGCCTCCGTATGAAGTTCTCTGAACTGTTCCTTGAACTGCTGCGTGTCCAGTTGGTGTTGAAGGGCATCATCAAGGAAAACGAGTGGGCAGACATGGAGGGCAAACTCCAGTTCCAGTTCATCAAGGACTCCCACTTCAGCGAACTGAAAGAGAACGAAATTCTTAAAGAGCGGCTGCTTGCGTGCCGTGACGCAGAAGACTTTATCGGCAAGTACTTCTCGCGCGAATGGGTTCGCAAGCACATTCTGCGTCAAACCGAGGACGACATTGAGCAGATTGACAAGCAGATTGCAGAGGAACAGGAGAGCGGAGTTATTCCTTCGCCTGAAGGCGCACCGCCCCCAGAGGGCGCGGCTCCACCACCTGAAGCCCAAGCACAAGCCCCCGCACCTGCTCCTGAACCCGCAACAGGCGGTGGCAGTCCACAAGTAACCATTGGTGAAATTGTTCCTGAAGACGAAGAAGACCTCAACGACTGATAGGAGTACAGCATGGACGGACTAGATTTGTCGTACACAGAGTTCAAAACAGCCATCCACAACAGCCTTGCAGAGCGGCTACGGGAGCGGTTGGCACGGGAAAAGCAGATTATTTCAAATGAAATTCTTGCAGATACTGATGATACGACCCCAACAGAAACCCAGTCAAACGCAGACGAGAACTAAATAATCTGTCACGAAAGGACGCTCATGGACACCAACCGAAAAATTGTCAAGGCACTGCTGATGAAGGACTACGCTGCTCTGAAAGAGGGCGTGTTCTCTACCCTGTACACCAAGGCATCACTTGCCCTGAATGAAGCCCGTCGCGGTGTTGCAGAGGCGGTGTTCAATGAAGCCGCGAAGACCAGCGGTGTTCCCGGCAAGGTTGTGGAGATGGCGATGACTGATGCTCGTTTAAAAGAATTGGTGAAAAAAAGAAGAATCACCGCAAAGAAAAACCAAAGTTACTCAACTGCCGCAGACGATAGAATTCGTAATCGAATGGAAAGAGAAGCAGGTTCTAAAAGAGTTTACGGCAGAGGCGGCAAGGTACTAAAGCGTAAGCCAAAAGGTAAAACTCATGGATTCGGTTCTCCCGCATTTGAACGCGGACAGGGTTGGATGGGTATGCAAGGTTACTGAATTAAATCCAGAACGATTCACAAGAAGGCTGGCTACTGATGAAACTCATTACCGAAACAGTTCAAGACATCAACATTCTGACCGAAACCAAAGACGGTCAGAAGCACTACTTCATTGAAGGCGTGTTCATGCAGGCTGAAGCGAAGAATCGCAACGGTCGCGTGTATCCCATGCCTGTCATGGAAAAGGAACTGGACAGGTACAACAAGGAGTACGTGAAGACCAGTCGCGCAATGGGTGAACTGGGTCACCCCGAAGGTCCAACCGTAAACCTTGAGCGCGTGTCCCACCTTATCAAGGACTTGCGCCTTGAGGGAAACGATGTGTACGGCAAAGCCAAGATCCTAGACACCCCATACGGCAAGATTGTCCGCAATCTGATTGACGAGGGCGTGAAACTGGGCGTTTCGTCCCGTGGCATGGGTTCCCTAAAGGAACAGGACGGGGTGAATGTGGTACAGGAAGACTTCATGCTTGCAGCGGTGGACGTGGTTGCGGATCCTTCGGCTCCCAACGCGTTCGTCAACGGCATCATGGAGGGACGGGAATGGGTTTGGGACAACGGAGTTCTCAAGCCGGTAGTGATTGAAGGGTACAAGAAAGCAATCGAAAAGACGCCTACTCACAAACTGGAAGAGCAGGCACTGCGTGTATTCAAAGACTTCATCTCAAGACTCTAACAGAGATACATAAATAGAACCAAGGAGAACCCAGTCATGGCAAACGAAAAGATAGAAGATGTAATCCGAAAGGTTGTTCTAGGCGAATCCTTCATGGCAGAAGATGCCGAAGTTGATGGTCCTGGTCCTGGCGACGAGGACGAGAACGCTGTTGAGGACGGTGAGGACGGCGAAGGCTTTGACGTAGTAGAGGAAGAAGAAATCCTTGACGAAGAAGCCATTGACGAAGCCAAGGACGAGGACGAGGACGAGGACGAAGACGAAGAAGAGGAGTCTGAAGAAGACGAAGACGAAGACGAAGAGGAAGAAGGCGAAGAAGAGGAAGACGAAGGCAAGGGCAAGAAGGGCAAGATGCCTGCCTTCCTCAAAGCCAAGTTCAAGAAGAAGATGGAAGAGTCGGCTTCAGACTACGCCAGTGAAAAACTGTACAAGACTGCCAACGGCAAGACCGCACAGATTGCTGAACCAACCGGCGACGCCAGCGGCAAGAACATGGGCACCATCAAAGCCAAGAAGAGCAACGCCAAGGCAGAAACCAAGATTCCTTCGGTCAGCATGAAGAAGGAAGACCTTGACGCTCTGTTCAGCGGCACCGAACTTTCAGAGGACTTCAAGGAGAAGGCTGCAACCATCTTTGAAGCCCACATGAACGAGCGGTTCCACGCTGCTGAAGCCCAACTCCAAGAGCAGTACGAAACCCTTTTGGAAGAGCACACTGCTGCCGTCACCGAAGAACTCATTGAGCGTATTGACGATTACCTCGCTTACGTTGTCGAAGAGTGGATGCAGGAAAACCGTTTGGCTGTTGAAAGCGGTCTACGCACCGAGATTGCCGAAGAATTCATCGGTAACCTCCGTAACCTGTTCAACGAGTCGTACATTACCGTTCCCGAAGACAAAACAGACCTGTTCGATGAGGCTTTGAACGAGAACACCACTCTCAATGCCGAACTCTCGGAACAGGTCAACAAGAACATGGCACTTTCGGAAGAGGTTGAGCAACTACATTGCGAAATCGTTTTCCGCGAAATTGCCGAAGGTCTAACTGATACCGAAGTAGAAAAACTCCGCAGACTCTCAGAGGATGTTGAGTTTGAAACTGTCGATCAGTTTGCCGAAAAACTCGGTGTTCTCCGTGAGAACATTGAGACTATCGGATCTGTTACGGAGGGTTCCTCATCCGCTACCGAAGACATTTCGGAATCAGTTGAGGACGCTTCAGAGGAATTGTCCCCGCTCATGGAGGCGTACCTCCGGTCAATGAGCAAGTCGCAAGGTTAATCCAGTCACCACAGACTGTTAAAAAACAGGAGAAATAGTACACATGGAAAACAAATTCCTAACCGAGCAGGCTGTCCGCAAGTGGAAGCCCGTCCTAGATCACAGCGATCTAGCCCCCATCGCTGATGCCCACAAGCGTGCCACCGTTGCCACCCTCTTGGAAAACCAAGAGACAGCAATCAAGGAGCAGATGCTTGTTGAAACCAACGTTGTTGGTGCTGGTATGTCCGGTCTTGCCGCTGGTGGCGAAGGTGCCATCAAGGGTTACGACCCCATTCTTATCCAGTTGGTTCGTCGCGCCATGCCCAATCTCATGGCATACGACATCTGCGGCGTTCAGGCAATGACAGCCCCCACGGGTCTGATCTTTGCCATGCGTAGCAAGTATAGCACTCAAGGCGGTGACGAAGCCTTCTACAACGAACCCGCTGCAAACTTCTCTGGTTCAAGCACTGTTACCACTAGCGGTTTCAGCGCGGGCGCGACAGCAGGCGGTGGTGCAACCGGTGCAATCGCTAACTTTGGTCCTGGTACTGGCGTTGATCCGTTCTTCGGATACGCAGGCACTGCTACCAATCCACTCACCGGTAGCGGTCTAACCACTGGTTCGGCTCTAACCACCTCCTTTGGTGAAGGCAATGCCCCCAACCAAATGGCGTTCACCATTGAGCGCGTAGGTGTTCAGGCTGCAACCCGTATGTTGGCTGCTTCGTACTCGGTTGAACTCGCCCAAGACCTCAAGGCTGTTCACGGTCTTGACGCAGAGACAGAACTCGCTAACATTCTGTCCACTGAAATCATGGCTGAAATCAACCGCGAAGTGGTCCGCAACGTCTACCGTTGCGCCAAACTCGGTGCACAGCAGAGCGATCTGTACTACAAGACCGTTGCTGGCGGTCTAACCAATGGAACAGGTCTGCCTGGTGGCGTGTACGATCTCATTCAGGACTCGGACGGTCGTTGGAGCGCGGAAAAGTTCCGTGGTCTAATGTTCCAGATCGAGCGTGAGTGCAACCAGATTGCGAAGGACACCCGTCGTGGCAAGGGCAACTTCATCATCGTCTCCGCAGACGTTGCAAGTGCCCTCGCAATGGGTGGCTTCCTCAACATCTCGCCAGCACTCAATGTCTCGCTTGATGTTGACGACACGGGTAACACCTTCGCAGGTACGCTCAACGGCAAGATCAAGGTGTACATCGACCCCTACGTTGATGTCACTAACGGCACTGCACCGAACTTTGTCTGCGTCGGCTACAAGGGCACCAGCCCTTACGATGCAGGTATGTTCTACTGCCCGTACGTTCCGCTCCAGTTGATGCGTGCGGTGGATCAGACCACCTTCCAGCCCAAGATGGCGTTCAAGACCCGCTACGGCATGGTTGCGAACCCCTTCGCTGAAGGCAGCGCAGCCGGTCTTGGCGGACTCAAGACTCGCAGCAATGTCTACTACCGTATCTTCAAGGTGGACAACCTCCACGGCGTTGCATCGTAATAGACTCTCTGTCAGAGTTACTTTCGGGAAGGGGGAGGCGAAAGCCTCCCCTTTTCTTTTCTACATACTTGTATGGCACTGAACTATAACTTTACAGATATTCCTGCTGATGTACTGGAGCGGTATCCCGACAGCGTGAACCCACTGCTGCCAACGTACTTCAGGTTTACACTGGCACGTATTCCAAATGTCATGTACTTCTGCCAGTCTGCAAATATTCCTGGTATGAACTTGAGCGAAGTGATTATGCCTAACCCTTTTGTCCCTATCAAAGCACCAGGAAAACTGGACTTTGATGAACTGGCTATTTCATTCATAGTGGATGAGGGGCTAAACAACTGGCTTGAAATAAAGAACTGGATGCGCTCCACGACAAATGTAGAGGACTACACGGAGTTCAGACCCGTGAACACCCACCTGTCCACGGCTAACCTCATTATTTTGAACAGCGCAAAGCAGCCCAAACTGAATGTTACATTTGAGGGCGTATTTCCCCGAAACCTTACAGGCATAGACTTCAACTCCAGCATTAGTGAGCCTGATCCGTTTGTGGTGAACTGTTCGTTCTCGTTCCGCTCGTTTAATATAGAGCGACTGTAAAATAGAACAGAGTACTTGACACAAACACAGAAGTGAGTAAAATTCTGTGTGGAGGTCACTATGACTCTAAACGATTTACGAGCAGAACTGCTGAAAGACATGGGATTGGACGAAACCGCACTGGACTCCGAGTCTCTGCGTATTCCTCAACTTCACGGCAAGTACCTAAACTTCTTGTTTGACGAACGCCTGCTGCTATCCAAATACGAAGGCGATCTTGCCCGTACCACCCGTGTAAAGTGGGAGTATTACACAGGCAAGATGAGTGACGAGGAACTACAGCAACGAGGACTGGAGCCGTTTCAACTGAAGGTTCTGCGTCAAGACATTTCTGTGTACATGGACTCTGACGAAGACATAATCAAAGCACGACAGCGATTGCAGTACCAACGGGAAAAGATTTCTCTGCTTGAAGAGGTGATCAAGGAGTTGAATAATCGTCACTGGAAAATACGCAACGCCATAGAGTGGAGAAAGTTCACCAGTGGTCAGTGACCTTCTAGTAAAGGATCTTGACTCGTGGTGGGTGGACAAGATGTACTTGCAGGAAGCGTTTTTTGCAGCCACACACAGCATCGACCCACACACTCAAGTGGGAGCGGCTTTGGTTGTACCTGGAAGTGGAGTGCTGCTGAAGAATTGTAATGCTGTGCCAACCCGATTGGCAAAAGCAGGGTATCCAAAGACTACTGAACACAAAAACTACTGCACAGAACACGCAGAGCGGCGTGTAATATACCAAGCAGCAATGAACAAACTGTATACAGGTGGACTTACTCTGTACACCACATGGATTCCGTGCTGTGATTGTACCCGTGCAATTATACAGTTTGGAATTGATAGGGTGGTTACTCTTGCAGCCTTGGCACAGAAAACTCCTGAACGATGGCAAGAGTCAATGCACCAATCCGTTTCCATGCTGCAAGATGTTGGTGTGCCTGTAGTTGGTTGGACTGGAAAACTGTCGCCTAAATACTCTATACGCTTTAACAGTGAAGTTCTAAACGGAGAGGACATGGGCTGATGGTTGACTTGGATGTGAGCGTAGTGGACTCTGTGTATGTTCGGGTAAACTGCGACCGCAGTGTAGCCCGTGAATTGTCCGATTACTTTACATTCAAGGTTCCTGGATACAAGTTTATGCCTGCGTACCGTTCCCGTATGTGGAACGGAGAGATACGCCTGTATAATGTTCACACACAACAAATATACGGTGGACTTACAGAGTATATTCAAAAGTTTGCACAGGAACGCAACTACAGCATTACCCTGCCTGCCGTAAACGGATTCAAGACCGATCACGAAACCGTTCGTGGTTTCATCCAAAACCACCTTAATGTTCACGTGAACGGCAAAAAGACAGCGGCTCACGACCACCAAATCAATGCAGTGATCCACGCAATGGAGCGTGAGCGGTGCTTGCTGCTGTCACCAACAGGCAGTGGTAAGAGTCTTATCATCTATTCGCTTGTTCGGTACTACTTGAGCAAGATTCCCAAGGACAAGAAGGTGCTCATTGTGGTGCCCACGGTGTCGCTTGTGGAGCAGATGTTCTCTGATTTTGAAGACTATTCCAGTGCGAACGGGTGGGACGCACAAAGAAACTGCCACAAGATTCTTGCCGGAGAAGACAAGGGGACATCGAAGCGTGTGGTAATCTCCACATGGCAGTCCATTTACAAGCAGGACGAAAAGTATTTCCAACAGTACAGTGCTGTGGTGGGAGACGAAGCCCACCTGTTCAAGTCTAAATCGCTTACTGCGGTGATGAGCAAACTAAAGACTTGCCCGTTTCGTGTAGGCACAACTGGAACTTTGGACGGCACACAAACCCACCGTTTGGTGTTAGAGGGACTGTTTGGAAAAGCGTACGAGGTGACAAAGACAAAGGCACTCATGGAGCAGAGCATTTTGAGTGACCTGAAGATTGACTGCCTACTGTTGCAGTACCCTGACAGCGACAAGGATCAGATCAAGAGAGCCAAATATGAAGACGAAATAAAGTGGTTGGTAGGGTCACAACGCAGAAACGATTTTATAATAGACCTGTGTAAGCGGCTTAAGGGCAACACACTTGTTCTATTTCAATTCGTTGAGGCACACGGCAAGGTACTAAATACAATGGTGACCTCCAGCGTTCCACCCGAGCGAAAGGTCTTCTTTGTGTACGGGGGTACAGAAGCCTCCGAACGAGAGGACATTCGCAAGATCGTGGAAAGCGAAAATGATGCCATTATCATTGCTTCGTACGGCACGTTTAGTACAGGGATTTCCATAAGGAGGCTGAACAACATCATCTTTGCGTCCCCATCCAAGTCTCGTATTCGTGTGCTGCAAAGCATTGGTCGCCAACTGCGAACCCATGAAGACAAAGGCACTGCACGACTATACGATATTGGAGATGACCTGTCGTGGAAGTCGTGGAAGAACCACACTCTGCGCCACATGAACGAGCGTCTTCAAATATACAAGTCCGAAGGGTTTGACTACCGAGTAGTCAAAATTCAACTAGGAGAAACGCCATGAGATCACGAAAGAAGTCTGAACTCCGCGTGTATAAGTTGCGTAGCGGCGAAGAGATTGTGGCGCGGTACGCAGGCAAGACGAAGGACAAGATCAAGTTGCAGCGTCCCATGCGTGTAGTGAACGCAGTTCAAGCAGATCCATTCACCGGATCGCGTAGACAGGTTACATACTTCACAGACTGGTTGGGCTGCACAAACTCTCCTAACGCAGAGATCCCTCAAGACTTTGTGCTTGTGGACTTTGACCCGTCACCCGAAATCACTTCACTGTACTCACGACAGATTGAATTACAAGACACCGGACGAGACTTTCCTAAACTGCCACTAGAAGATGTGGAGCCAAAGCCTGTAGAGGTGATGCCCAAGAGCAATACTCCATTCAAACTTACAGAAGAAGAACAGCGCGAACTGGAAGAAGAAGTGAATCGTCTTATGCGTGAACACGAAAAGAATGGGTTGGGGGAAAAACCTCCGCCACAAAACAATATTTTCATTCCACCAAGCAGCATAACATTTTCTGTTGGTGTTCCTAAAGACATCATGGAGGCGTGGATCAAAAACGGCTTCATGGACTACTTGAAAGACAGCATTCAAGACTTTCTTACAGGAGAGTTTCTAGACGACATATTTGAAGAGATGGAGGAAGAGAGTGAAAAAAAGCGTCGTCCAAAGTCCACTCCTCCTGCGTCCCGTCGTGAAAAAATTTCACGGAGCGAGTGGAAAGAGCCTGATGAAAAGCAGAAGAGCGATCCAAAGTTTGGCAACAAGCCTGCGGATTGGTCGCCATTCATAAAGGACTATGTGGAAGACGAAAAGAAAAAAGACGATGGGCTTGACAAGCCCGAGTGATAGGTTATCTTGTGTGAAAGGAACAGCATGGCAAAAAAGAAACGTGACCACTACATTGACAACACACAGTTCTTCATGGAAATGAGTGCATGGAGAAAGCAGGTTGACGCTGCTGACGCAGCAGGAACTCAACACCCACCAGTAACTCACTACATTGGTGAGTGCTTTATGAAGATTGCGGAACACCTGTCCCGCAAACCCAATTTCATAAACTATCCGTATCGTGAAGAGATGATATCGGATGGAATAGAAAATTGTCTGTTGTACGCGTACAACTTTGACCCAAAGAAGTCCACCAATCCTTTCTCGTATTTCACTCAAATAATCTACTACGCGTTTCTCCGTCGTATACAGAAGGAGAAGAAGCAAGCGTACATTAAACTGAAGAAGATTGAGATGAGTGATGTGGACTCCCAAATGCGTAACTGGATACGGGACAACTACCTCAAGGTGGGAGAAAACTTTGACACCAATGCCACTTTCTTGACAGAGACAGACATCAACAACTTTGACAAGAAGGACAAGGAAAAGCAGGCACCACCTCCACCAAAGAAGGTGGCAAAGAAGCCTGTCAGCAAGCCGAAGCCAGTAAAGGTAAAGGCAAAGGCTAAACCAGTGAAGAAGGCGAAAGGCAAGAAGTGAAAATTGCAATCCTAGCGGATACGCACTTTGGAGCGCGATCCGACTCACCAGTGTTTCTTGAACACTTCATGCGCTTCTATAAGCGCGTGTTCTTCCCTCGACTGCAAGCAGAGGGAATCACCACGATTATTCACTTGGGCGACTTTTTGGATCGCCGCAAGTTCGTGAACTTTGCAACACTGAACGCTGTTCGCACAGGATTCATTCAAGAGTTGTGGGACAACAAACTAGAGATGCACTGCATCTTGGGTAACCACGACATCTTCTACAAGAACCGTAGTGATGTGAACTCGCCCCGAGAACTGTTCTACGATGCGTTCACGGTGTACGAGAAACCCACTGTACTGCAATTCGGATCCACAAAGATTGCCATGTTACCGTGGATCAACAAGGAGAACGAAGCAGAGTCTATGGAGTTTGTGCGTACCTGTGACGCAGAGATTCTGTGTGGGCACTTGGAACTGGACGGATTCCAAGTCATGCGTAACTCTACATTCCAAGGGGGCATGAAGTCTGATCCGTTTGCGCGATTCAAGGCAGTGTACACCGGACACTTCCACACTCGCCACAGCAGGGACAACATTCACTACTTGGGATGCCCGTATCAGATCACCATGTCCGACTACGGCGAAAAGAAGGGCTTCCATATTCTAGACACCGAAAGTGGTGAACTGGAGTTTGTTGTAAACCCCCACAACATCTTTACGAAGATTACCTACGACGATTCCGCACTGGAGCAGACAGAAATGCTCACGGTTCCCGAAGAGCGGGTACGCGGACACTACGTTCGTGTGGTGGTGGAGAAGAAGACGAAGCCGTATCTGTTTGAGAAATTTGTGGACTCTCTGTACGGTATGCACCCTGAAGGGGTAACCATTATTGACTCGGTGGCTATTGACAACCAATCCGAAACTGATACGGTTGACCTTACAGAGGACACCCTTGCAACCATCAACAAGGAAATAGACAGCATGGACTCGTTAAGCAACGCACAGGCTCTAAAGGATCTTGTGCGAGAACTGTATGTGGAGTCTCTGAACCAAAACGCCAAAGTATGATTACATTCACAAAGATTCGTTGGAAGAACTTGTTGAGTACAGGCAACCACTTCACAGAAGTGCGGTTGGACAAGCACTCCACTACCCTTGTGTGTGGAGACAACGGCGCAGGCAAGACCACCATGTTGGACGCGCTGACATTTGTACTGTACGGTAAGCCATTCCGAAACATCAATCTTCCCCAGTTGGTGAACTCTATCAACGGCAAAGACTGTTTGGTTGAGATTGAATTCTCTACGAACGGCAACTCGTACAAGGTGTGCCGTGGGCTGTCTCCCAAGGTGTTTACCATTGAGCGGGACGGTAAACCTGTGGATCAAACTGCAACGGTAAAGGACTACCAAATCATCTTGGAGACACAAATCCTCAAGATGAACTACAAAACTTTCTGCCAAGTGGTGATTCTTGGGTCCACGAACTATGTGCCGTTCATGCGTCTGTCTGCTGCTGACCGCAGAACCGTGGTGGAGAACCTACTGGACATTGATGTTTTCTCCAAGATGAACGAGATCCTTAAGAGCAAGATTCTTGAAACAAAGGATCGGGTACGAGAAATAGAGAGCGAACTCAAAATCTTGAACCTGAACATTACCAACAAGCGTAATGTTGTTGACATGATTCAGAAGAAAGCAGACGATCAG